AAATCACGCAAGAAGAGCAGGACAAGGCTCAGGAAACTGCCCGTGGGATGGATAACGGGTGGAGCGAACTGGCTGACCAAATCAAAGTTCAATACAACCATGAAGACCGTGAATTGAAATACTCTGTTGAGGGTGGTGGTCTTAAGGCTCAGTCTTTGGAGTTTGGGGATGAGTCCAATGCTCCTACCCCCGTGCTTCGTAAGCATGCTGCTATGAGCAAGGATGACTTTAATAAGAGGGTCGCTGACCGAGCATACGAACTTTTAGGTAAGGCATCTAAGTGAGCCGTACTGGATTCCTTCTTGCCGAGGATGAGGCTCTCAAGGCACGCCTTACAGGACTTTCTGTAACGGATGACCGTAACCAGCACCGACCCATTCAGGTTTTCTTTCGCTACCCAGAATCTGAGACGGAGCGCACCTACCCATTCATCACTATTGAAATGCTGGATATTGTCCATGCCAAGAATCGCCAGCACTCAGAATTGGAATTGGTCTATTACAACACGGCAGGGGGAGCCTCCGCCCCAGTGGGTGCCTCCGCTATGCCAAACGCCATGAACTACTGGCCCAGCACTTCTAGTGACTTCTCAAACATCACTAACAAGAATTCTTTTCAAGTTTTGACAAGCAATGAGTTTGTGCCCGTTGACCTCCTTTACCAAGTGTCAACCTTTACCCGTAGTGCTTTGCATGACCGCCAACTGTCAGCAATGATGCTTACAAAGATTTTCCCATTCAGGCGTGGTTCAATCCACATCCCAGCGGATAATACTGACCGTCGTTTAGACCTCTTAGACTGGTCTACGGCGGACCTTTTGGACCCTGAAGCAGGTTACCGTAAAAGGATTTTCCGCAAGGTCTACACGTTGCAGATGTCGGCAGAATTGCCGTCAACTGATATATTCGGCACCCAGCAGAACGAGCGTACAATCGCTAATATTGACTATACGAATTCTTAAGAAAATGCCCACTACCACCATCTCCAAGGAGACGAAATGACATACTCACGTCCAGGGATTTACACCAACGAAGGTCCCTTTACTACCAATGTTTCCAGCAGCCCTGCAACTGTTGGTGCAGCCTTTGTCGGAACCGCCGAGCGTGGTCCGACTACTCCTGCACTGGTTCAGTCATGGAACTCGTACAAGACCCAGTTTGGTGACTTGTCTGCCAACTACGAGTTGGGTTACGCTTTGTACCATTTCTTTGCGAACGGTGGTCGCACCGCTTATGTGACTCGTGTTGTCTCTGGTGCAAGCACGGCTGCAAAGGCAACAGCAAACTTTGCTGGCAACACTGGTGGCTCTTCGGCAACGGTGTTCAAACTGCGTGCTCCCAACATCGGTACTTGGGGTAACAACATCACCGTTACTATTACCGCTGGCAATGACACCTCGTCTACCCCATCCTTCAATCTCGCCGTTTCTTACGATGGCACTGTTGTTGAGACATGGACTGAGGTTAGCCTCAACAAGGATAACGCTCGTTACATTGAGGCAGTTATCAACAACTACTCTGCGTATGTTCAGGCATACGATGTTGCGGTCACCACGGCAGGAGCAAGTTACAGTGTCACCACGGTGGCCAACTCTTCTTTGGCAAGCGGCGCAAATGGCTCGTCCATCACCACTTCTGACTGGGATACGGCTACTCGTAAACTGGATGGGGTTGAAGGTCACCTTACCCTCAACCTTGTTGGGCAAAGCACTTCGGCAATTATCAACAATGCCATTTCGTATGTCACCTATGTTGACAATGACACCACCCCAACTGCTCGTAAGAACACGTTCCTGATTGTTGACCCAGATGCCACCAAGACCACTGCCAGCGAAATCACTTCGCTGGTGTCGGGTTACACGGCTTCGTCCCACGTGGCTGTGTACTACGGAATGCTCACGATGGCAAACCCTGCCGTTAAGGGTTCCGCTGCTATCCGTGCAACCTACCCTGGTGGTGCTATCTCTGGTCTGTACCAGCGTGTGGATGCAGAGCGTGGCGTTGGTCGTGCTCCTGCTGGGTATTCATACACCCTCCAAAATGCTTACGGAACGGAAGTCAAGTTCACGGAGTCTGAGGTTGGCACCCTGTACAACGCACACATCAACACCCTGAAGACCATTCCAGGTGCTGGTGTGATTGTCAATGGTGCTCGTACGCTCATCAAGACCGATGTGACAAAGTACATCCCAGCACGCCGTACCCTTAACTACATCAAGGCGACTGTGGAGGAACTCACAAAGCCAGCATTGTTCCAGCCAATCAATGACCGCTTGTTCAACAGCCTGTCTGGTGGTATCACGAAGGTTCTTTCAACCCTCTGGTCCTCGGGCGCACTGAAGGGCAACAATGCCTCGGAAGCCTTCTACGTTGTGTGTGATAACACCAATAACAACGCAGCAACGATTGAGGCTGGGGAAGTTCACGTGGAGGTTGGTGTTGCTCTGCAAACGCCAGCAGAATTCATCGTCATCAATATCAGCCAGTTCGCTGGTGGAAACACAGTCAAGGAAATCCTCTAAGGAGTAATAATGCCCACTACACGCACAGACCCAATCCGCTCATTTAAGTTTGAGGTTCAGTTCCTGACCCCAACTGTTTTGACTGACCTTGTGGACCCCACAAAGGTTACCCAGCCAGGTGCAAATGCCCCACAAAAAGGTCTCGGTGAGTTTGCCGAAGGTCTTGGAAATCTGGGATTTGCTGCCATGTCTGGTCTCGCTGTGACCAACGAGGTCATCCAGTACCGTGAGGGTGGTATGAATACCCACCCACACAAGATGGTTGGTCAGACTGACTTCACGCCAATCTCCTTCCAGCGTGGTGTGTTTGAGAAGCAGGACCAGATGTGGAAGTGGCAACGCTTCATCCACAACTGGCAAAGCGGTGTTCCAGGCTCCACTGGTGGAATGGATTACCGTTGTGACGTTCTGGTGTGGGTGTATGACCACCCGCACTCGCAGGCAACGTACAGCGACAATGCTGGCCTGAGCGCCAACGGTGCCACCACCATGAACGGCAATAAGAAACTTGGAATCAAGATTTTCAACGCATGGCCTGCATCGTTCACCATGAGCGGTCTCAATGCCAGCGGTAGCGAAATCATGGTTCACGAGTTGAGCCTCGTCCATGAGGGATTCATCCTCGCATTCTCGCCAGAGGAAATCGCAGCACTTAACACTGCATCGTAATAAAACCAGAATAGGAATACAACATGTCAGAAATCAATGAGGCAGTAGTTTCTGCTGCTAACGAGGCTATTGCCGACCCAGCACCCCGAATCAACAAGGCACCAGTGACAGCGGTGAGCCTTATCCGTGGCGTTCAGCACAACGGAGAATGGCTCACCGATGCTGTCATTAGGGAACTGAATGGAGCAGACGAAGAAGCAATTGCGTCTTTGACGAGCAAGCAGGACCTGGTGTACAGCGACTACATGAGCGCATTATTAAAGCGAGCAGTGGTTTCAATCGGTGATTTGGAGATTGAAGACAACCAGTCGGTTGTTGACAATCTTATTATTGGTGACCGTGACTTGCTCTTTATTGGTGCAATGAAGGCTACCTATGGTCGCTTCCGTGAAATGGAAGTGACTTGCGGTAACTGTGGTGCCAATAACTTCGTGACTCTCAACCTTGATGAGGATTTCAAATACGAACTCCCAGAGGGAGACTTTACAAAATCTATTGAAGTCACTTTGCGTAATGGTGATGTCATCTATCTGAACTACCCGACTGGTGCGGACAGCGCCTACGTTGCAAAAAAGGCAAAGACAACCGCTGAACAGAACACGGCTATGCTCGCCCGTTGTACTGTTTGGGGAGACAATAAGCCCCGTGACGTTGAGGCATGGGCACGGTCTCTCGGTGTTGGTGATAGAGGAAAGTTAGTACGGGCACTAACTAGCAACCCGCCAGGGCCTAAAATGGAAGAGGTGAAAACTCAGTGTGCCAGTTGCAAGGAAGACCTTGTAATCATTATGGACTGGGTTTCACTTCTATTCGGTTAACCTAACGATTACCTACTGGGAATACGAGACGATTGCCTCGCAATATTCGGGGTTCGGTCTAAATGACCTAAAATATATGACAGTGCGTCAACGTGCCTACTGGTACGCAATGGCTCGCTGGCGTAATAAGTCTTGAGGTAGCGTATGGCTGAAAAACCGATTCTTGATAACAGAGATGCACTCGGTGATAGTGGTGTGCGTCCTGGCATGTCTATGGGTGACCCTTCTGCCCGTGGCAACAATCGGTTCAAGGCAGACACACAAGAACTGACCGAACTCAATAACGCTTTTACCCAACTCAACACCAACATCAACAAACTCAAGACTGACCTTCCTCGTGTCATCACCCTGACTGAGCAGTGGGCAGCAAAGATGCGCCAAGTCTCCAACGCCATGAAGGAGACTGGGCTTGGTGGCAAGAGCGGTGGTGGTGGATACATCAAAGATGC